GCCAAGAGCTAACAAGTTGTCGTTGTATGAAGTGATCCAATTCCACATCTGTCGGCACGTGCCGATAAATGTGTTGGGCGTTGTCTTTTGCCACCCGCCTAGTTTTTGGGGGTATCCTGAAAAGAACCGAATCTTGTCGCATTCATACCAACCACCCTCACCGGAATAGCTAGTTTGATCTCGGTTGATCCCTGGTCGAAAATTGAGCTTGAGGAAAGGCATCTATCACCTCATCAAGGCAGCTTCTGCTGCACGGCGGCGCGTGAGACCGGGGAGAACTCTACCAGCAGCTTTGTTCCAGAGCATACATTGGTCTGCTGCACCATCCCAGTCTCCCGCATCAATCCGTTTTTTAAACGTGGAAACCCGATAGTTCCCTAGGCCACAATTGTAGACCCAGCTAGTCACGGCGGCAATGCGTCGGGGCAACGCAGTCTGTATTTTGGGGGAAAGCTTTACCAAACCTCGGACAAAATACTCCACATGATGGTCCAAGGCATCTTCACATTGCTGCATCGTCCAGATTGTGCCGGGATTAATATCGGGGCCGGTTGCACCCCAACCGATTGTCCAAGGATGTCCACGGGTTCCGGGGTCTGGGTAAGCTTGAACTCGTCCATCAGGCAAACGCTTTGCCAAGCCCTCGAAAGGCTTGATTAGTACATCCTTGCAAAGCTTCTTAGCCTCATTCACGATTTGTTGTATTTCTCTATAGACCGTCCTACAAACCAGAACGTTAACATCATGTTCAGCATGGCGAAGTCATCCTCGTCATAGCTCTTGGTCAAGACTTCAGCCCAGTTAGCGTTAGTCTGAAACGCAATCGTTAACCCCGCGACTTTAACAGCCACATATACGCCAAATGCAATCCAAGTAAGACCGGGGCGTGTAATAGCAGTAATGAAACTTGCAAGCCATCCTGCCTCTTTAGCAGTCTGAGCCTGTTCTTTAAACGCCTCTTTAATCGTGTCCATCTGCTGGATAGAGTAGTCAACATACTTCTCCTCCATCTTAAATTCACCGCGCATCTTCTCCAGATCGGTCTGGAGTTGAAACATGGATAGCTCATGGGCGCGTTCGTTCTTTTTGTCCAAGAACTTTAGGACTTCAGGGGCAAGCCTGAACAAGCCCCCGAAGATAGACCCTAAAAGACCGCCAGAGAGAAGCTCAAACATAATTACCCCTTAGCCGTCACAATGTCGGCACCCTTCTTGACTGTGACTTTGGAGCCTTCAACATCGACCTGCATGGGTGGCTCGGCACGATCAAGCTTGTCCAAACGGGTGATGAGATCCTTAATGACTTCAAACTCAGGCTTTTCTTGCTTCGGTGCAGTGCCAGCAATCCCGTTCAGCATTTGAATAAGTGCAGTAAGTGAAGCACCAAGAAGACCCATAACAGCGGCGATCTTTTCGCCTTCTAGAAATAAAGATGCGCCAACGCCCACGAGCACAATCAAAAAGATGTACAGCAGTCCATCTTCGCCAATCGCTTTACCAGCAACTTCTTTGGCAGAGTCTTGGGCCTTTAGCTCTTCAAGCCGTATCTTGGCTTGCGCTTTTAGGACTGCTAGCTCGTGGGTTTTGTCATCCATCATGCGGCCATCGGTGCTACTTCATCCCAAGCTTGAGTGCCTTCATTCCAGCTATACATCTTGCCGTCAGTAGGCATGGGGATCGGTGCTTTCCACTGGCAGGTGTTTTCATCAAGCACCCATGAATTAAAAGGCTTGGGCGGTACAAAAGCGTTACGCGCTTCATCCCAGTCGTAGCCAATGCCAGCATAGTTTTTTCGGAAGTTGCCGTTATAAGACGTTTGCTTCCACACACCGCCAAAAAGCTTCTCGCAGAAGGCTGCGCCAATGTGCTCTTTTTCAACGCCCAGAGCATCTGCTGTGTCCTTGTTATCAACCACAATGACACGCTTTACTTTTCCAAACTGATCGATCTCGGCAAAATGTGCCATGACAAACTCCTTATAAATTACACACCAACTTTTAAGCCTGTTAGTTCCATCTCATCACCAATCGTACCCATCGGGAAGGTGTTAAAAGACAGACTGATGCGGGTATCACTACCCTGCACATTCGGCACCATATGTTCCAATGACGAGGGGAATAAAATCAAGCGCCCTGTCACTGCTTCAAACCACCAAGACTCTGAGTTATACGGATTGAAGTCCTCGGCTGGTAATTTGATCTGCTGCCAACCACTGCGATAAAAATAGATACGGTCATCAGGATTGGTCTTGGCATAAAACACGCCGCTGATAAAGCTATTGGGGTGAGCATGTTTGTGGTGAAACTGTCCTTGCTGGGTGTAGTTCAACCAGCTTTGCGTCATGCGTAGATCGGCATTGTGCTTAGGGTTTGTGGTGGCCTTGAAGTACACCTGAAGGCTTTCATTCATAAACTGCTTAAGATTCACAAGCGTAGCAGTCTCAAGGATGTTGTTGTTTATTGAGGTGCGATTTCCCGTATTGCTGCGGGTTTCTTGGCCTTCAATGAAAGCAAGCTCGACCTCGGTCAGGTCTCTGCCAAGGTCAAAGAACCCCACTGGGATGGGAAATAGGTTGTGGATGTTCATCCGTTGATAGCCTTTTGGATCATGTCATTTTGGCCTTTGATGGCAGCGTATTGCTCAGGCAACCAGACGGTCTGAATGGAATCTTCAAATGCACGGATCTTGTCAATCGTTGCAAAAACTTCTTCTATCGTTGGGCATGGTCGTGGATCTTCCCATCTCGTAAACATCGTGTTTGAGATTTCCCATTTAGCACCCGGACGCAGCAACTCCATTGCCGTGTCAATACCAACCATACGATAGATCTTTTCTTGCATAAATTAGCTCCATGTGATTATTACGATACCTGAACCGCCTGCGCCACCAGAAGTATTATTTGGTGCTGGGCCTCCTGCCGCACCTTCTCCACCATTCCCCGTATTAGATGTTCCAGCAGCTCCATTTGTACCGGGAGAGCGATCACCGCCCTTTCCGCCAGCCGAATAAGTTACTGATGAGCCTGAATACGAAGATGATGTGCCAGAACCGCCATTTGATCCTGTATTAATCTGCGTGCCGCCTACATCAACCCCAGCCGAAGAAGACCCGCCCCCTCCGGCCCCGACTTGTCCGCTTCCATTTCCTAAATTATCACCGCCTTTACTACCTTGGCTTGGGTTTACAGAAGGCGTATTGCCAGCGCCGCCCGGAGATGTCACACCATTACCATCAGGGCCACCGCCACCACTACCTCCAGCGGCTGCGGCTGTATTGGCACTGCTTGTCCAACCTCCCCCGCCACCTCCACCGGCTGATGTAATCGTAGAAAAAACAGAATTACTTCCAGAACTACCCGTGGCTGCAATTCCTCCTCGGCCACCTGCACCTACGGTAATCGTATAGCTTGTTCCCCCGGTAACACTTAATCCTGTGCCAGTTCTAAAACCACCAGCACCTCCACCTCCGGCACCCCTTTGTCCGGCATTTGCTCCGCCTCCGCCACCCCCACCGCCAACCACGAGGTAGTTAACCGAAGTCACGCCAGCCGGGGCAGTCCATGTGGACGATCCTGTGAAGATTGCAGGGCTTGTTGTGGCACCACGAGTGTATTTGAGGATGACGATGCCTGAGCCGCCGGAGCCGCCAGATGATGGTGACGGATCTGCTCCACCGCCTCCTCCACCGCCAGTATTTGCAGTGCCCGAAACACCGGACTGATTTGGAGAGGGTGTATCACCACCTTTGCCACCCCCGCCAGAACCACCAGCGCCCCCCGGTCCAGTATTAGGCCCGTTGAATGCGCCTCCTCCACCACCAGCGTAGGTTACAGATGAGCCTGAGATTGAGGACGAAGTACCGTTGCCGCCTGCTCCGGCGGGACCATTTGGAGTTCCAGCAGTGCCACCTGCTGCACCGGCACCACCGCCTCCGCCACCTAATCCGGGATTTCCGCCGGTAGCACCATTACCGTTGCCTCCGTTATTTCCTTGGCTTGGAGAAACCGATGGTGTGTTGCCACTTCCGCCCGAACCACTATTGTGGCCTCCTCCCCCTCCAGAACCGCCGTTAGATCCAGTTCCCTGACCCCCCGAAACAATTGATCCACCACCACCGCCACCAGTAGATGTAATAGTGCTAAAAATAGAATCTGATCCTGAACTACCTCTAGTAGATGACGAAGAAGAACCTGTACCACCACTACCGACAGTAATTGTGTATGTTGTTCCTGCGGTTACTGAAAGCCCAGTGCCTGTTCTAAACCCTCCAGCTCCACCACCGCCAGCAGCACTAAATCCACCACCACCTCCGCCAGCAACCACTAAGTAATCAACCGACGTGACGTTTGCAGGTGCGGTCCAAGTAGCCGAACCAGTAAATGTGATGATTTCGGTAACGCCACCGGCTAACGGCCATGTGCCTGCCTTGACGTAGTTCAGCACGGTAGACAACTTCCAAACGCCTGATGCCGTGCCTGTAAACCCACCCGTTGGAGTGGGTGGATTCTTGGTTATAAAGCCACCGGGATAATCCATCTTAACTCCACTTAATAATTACGATACCGGAGCCGCCTGCACCGCCAGCGCCTTGATTTTGCGGATTATTTAAGTGACCGCCACCACCACCGCCGCCACCTGTATTAGCTGTTCCAGAAGACGCAGTTAATGCTGAAGATGCACCATTTCCGCCTCCGCCTGAGCCTCCGGAACCAGCGGTACCAGAGCCACGAAAACCGCCGCCGCCTCCACCGGCATAAGTTACAGATGAGCCGCTAATTGATGAAGCCGTTCCTGCTCCGCCAGCGCCCCCAACGGTTGTATTCCCATTTCCTCCGGTTGCAGCAGGACTTAAATTAGAACCACCGCCGCCTCCACCACCAGAATTAGGATCAGCAGCATTATTTCCGTTGCCACCTGCATTTCCTTGAGATGGAGAGGTGGATGGGGTATTTCCGGCATAACCAGTTGAATAACTACTAGAACTATGAGTGCCACCACCGCCTGATCCACCAGTAGCGCCAGCGCCAACCTCAGACGCGCCAGCGCCTCCACCAGTTGATGTTATTGACGAAAAAACAGAATTGGAACCAGATGTTCCTACGGTTCCAGTACCACTACCGCCTCTATTTCCTCCAGCACCGCCCCCTGAGCCCCCTGCGCCTACTGTAATCGTATAAGTTGTTCCAGCAGTTACGGAAAATCCCGTGCCTGTTCTAAATCCACCTGCGCCGCCACCACCGCCAGCCGATCCGCCACCACCCCCACCAGCAACAACGAGGTAATCCACACTCGTTACACCCGGAGGAGCGGTCCACGTTCCTGACGTATTAAAGATGGCTGTGCCACCACCTGATGGCATGAGGTATGCAATGCCTACGATACCGGAGCCGCCTCCACCTGATGCAGCCGTATAGCTTGTTCCGCCACCACCGCCCCCTGTATTTACCGTTCCCGCAGTACCTGCGGTAGAAGGAGAGGCTCTCCCGCCAGCACCTCCACCACCTGAACCCCCTGCGCTAAGACCTCCAAAAGCCCCGCCTCCACCTCCCCCGGCATAAGTTACCGAAGAGCCAGAAAGGGAAATGGCTGCGCCGTTACCCCCAGCACCCCCAGTTGCCGACGGCGGAGATGCGCCCGAAGAACCCCCATACCCAACTTGTGACGCACCGCCGCCCCCGCCAGCCCTACTATCATTTGCGCCTGCTCCGCCACTATTTCCTTGAGCCGGACTCACTGAAGGAGTATTGCCAGCACCTCCGGAACCCCCAGGTGCCCCAGCACCTCCACCGCCACCGGAACCTCCGGAATTACCATTTACGGCAGAATTTCCACCTCCTCCACCTCCGGCAGAAGTAATTGAGGCAGGTGCTCCAATTGAAGAATTTGAACCAGCGTTTCCAATCGTATTACTGGGGCTGACTGCTGCTCCGCCAGCCCCTACCGTAATCGTATAAGTCGTGCCTGCACTAACTGACAAGCCATTCCCAGTTCTAAGTCCTCCTGCGCCACCACCGCCAGCACCTTCCTGATTAGAGGAAGAGTTTGAAGTGGCTCCCGATCCACCCCCGCCAACCACAAAGTAGCTAATCGAAGTAACACCCGTCGGTGCGGTCCATGTTCCAGTAGCCTTGAACTCTTGGTAAACGTAGCTGTAACCTGTGCCAAGCACTTCAAACGTGCCAGACGACAAAAAGGTATGGATGGTATAGCTGCCACTCGTTGATTTGACACCGCCCATAGCGGTAATGCCAGAAGATGTTAAGTAGCGAACGATTACGATGCCTGAGCCGCCGGAGCCGCTAGAACCAGCATCATAAGGACTTCCGTCTCTTGTCGCGCCACCTCCACCACCACCGCCCGTGTTTGCCGTTCCAGAAGTTGCTGGTCCCGGCATACTTTGACCACCTGCACCACCGCCGCCAGAGCCACCAGCACCAGCTGCATACGGCCCTCTAGACCCACCCCCGCCGCCCCCTGCGTAAGTTACAGAGGAACCTGAAATTGAAGATGCCGTCCCTGCGCCGCCTGCTCCCCCTGCTGAAGTTGTTCCAACGGAACCGACACCACCTGCACCACCCCCGCCCCCTCCTGCAAATGCCGGGGAGCCGCCATATGGTTGACCATAAGATCCTGAGCCGCCGTTGTTGCCTTGAGAAGGAGAAACAGACGGGGTGTTACCTGCACCGCCATTTAACGGATCAGAAGAAGCTGCCGCCGTTCTGCCGCCTCCCCCGGAACCGCCAGACAAGCCGGTGGAATTAGAAGAACCACCACCACCACCGCCGCCTGTAGACGTTATGGTAGAGAAAACAGAATCAGATCCGCTGTTGCCTCTGAGCCCAAATCCATCTGCGGCAGCAGGATTTCCTGCGCCTCCAGCGCCTACCGTAATCGTATACGTCGTCCCAGCCGTGACAGAAAAACCTGTACCAGTACGAAAGCCACCAGCGCCGCCACCACCAGCATTGTCTACTCCACCACTTCCGCCGCCAGCAACAACCAAATATTCAACGGTAGCAGGGGGCCAAGCGCCTTGAGCGTTGTAATAGAGCTGTTTGGGTAACGTCCAAATGCCGGAAGCTGAGACTGCACTTACTGTAGGCGCAGTGGCGCTAATGACCCCACCGGGGTAACCGTGAATGGGCATCTCAGTTGCCTTTAGGTAGATGTAATGGCTTCAAACGTGGCAACAAAAGTCAAAGCTGATGCAGTGCCTGAAGTGACGCCAACTGACTGGTTTTGCGTTACATAAAAGCTCGTGGTCTTGTCAACCACAATCAGGGTGGAGTTAGCCGGAACGCTGATCTGATACGCAATGTTGAAGGCCGTACCACTACCAAACGTAGCGTTATTTGCAATCGCTACCGTAGCATTTGCCGCGCTTGCCGTCGTGTTACTGACCACAATTTGAGTAACTCGGTTCACCACATTGCCAGAGCTTGTGGGCGTAAGGCCGGTAATTGCAGTCGTACCGTCGCAAGTCCATGACGTTGATACGCTGGTAGTTGAAGGGGTCACATACGCAGTATTGCCGTTGATCGTTGTGACGTTGACAATATTTGGATTTGCCATGATCTATTCCTTAGAACCCGAAAATCATCGCCATAGCGATACTTTTACCAGTGGAAATACCCGAAGCCGTTTGAAACGTAGGGGGTGAACCTGAGCCATTTGAAGTCAAAACCTGCCCAGAAGTACCGGCAGAGGTTGATGTAGGTGCAGCACCTGCGCCACCACCTAAGACAACGCCGTATTGCGTCAAAGCACCCGAAGACGCCCAGGCTGACGCGCTAGAGAAGTAAGGAACCCCACCCGAGGTTCCCGCCACTGTCAGGGCAAGCGTTCCGCTCGTGGTGATTGGAGAGCCAGCCACTGAAATAATGCCACCCGTGAAGGTTTGGGCAACCGACGTAACGCTTCCTGATGCACCGG